ATAGTATTTTAGTTTACTACTGAGCACCTACACCGGTGTCATGATCTCTTCGGTAGAGACGCTACCGTCCCCCCACATGAACCCATAATCTATCAGCATAATCTTGTCAACGACAGGACTAGCCATCAACTGACCCAGCCTCGCTGTTCTTATCCAGCTCGCTAAGTCGATCAGTTCGATTGGTGATAAACGATACCTGATTGATAAATAGTCAGTATCGATGAATGAGTTCGTGGCGCCGACGCCACCATGGTAGTCAGTCATGATGGCTTCGGTGGTCGAAGTATCCGCGACCATCTCGCGAAAGGCCTGTGATATGATGTGCTCTCCATCGCACTTGTGTCCTTCAACGACACCCTTATTATGTAATGCCGCGCGCTCGGCTAAAGGGATGTTCGATGACCCACCGAGGTCTCCCTCGATAGACCCAAAACCACGGAGCCATACCCCAAGATTTAACCAGGGATGAATGACGCCGTCGATAATTGAAGCTGAGCGCTTGAGAAATTGAATATCTTCATTCGCAATACACTCGTCACATGTGATAATATAGCCAGCCGCGCCAGCGGCGCGTTTGACTACACTCTCTATCATATCATACGGAATGGCTGTGCCATACTCGTCCGCGTACTTATAATACTCGTCACTTATCGATAAAAAAATCGACATGTTGGCGGTGTTATTAACCACGGTCGTCAACACCGAGCCAGAATAAAGGCGCGGTGATGTTGGCTTCAGCGTTTGTTTCAACCCACTTGGTGTAATAAATGTCAATGACCACATCAATTGGTCAAAGACTGCTTTTATACAGTGAGCGAAGCGGGAGTCACCCCCCATTATATGTCTAGTCGCGCCAAAGACGGGAGCAAAGTTAGATGCATCACACGAAGATATATCCAAATTTGCGCGCCAGTAGCGACTCACCCCATCGTCATCGCACTTAATGGCAATGCATGAATCATCGGAATAATATATAAACTCGATGTCTTCAGTTGGAGTCAAGATGCGAGCGAAAGCATCAACTAGATCGGGGCCAGTCGGTGAACTAATGAACACCGCTGTAGCGCCCCTAAACCTGTATGGTAAGCTGTACGCAGCTTTCACATGGTCCATTAAATAGCCGCCAATTAAGGAGGCCATGGTACCAAGGTTACAGGTCCCGCGTGATTTCTTACTTGCATCTAGACACTCACCATCTTTAAATTGGTAAGTTACGACGCGCTTTGACAAAACACCATCGAGATCACCTGGCATTGTATTATCTGCCTTGATGAACTCCGATCTTCTGAGTTTCGCCTTTACATGCGCCTTCTCAGAGTCGATCCTAATGTTCTGCCAAACGTCGCTGTCTATTGAGTGGAAATTGTCAGCGACTCGTTGGCGCAAACAATCACGCCATTCAATAAGAATGCTAGATTGATAGAATAGCGACTGGTTTGCAATCAATTGCTCATGCAGCCCAGTTTCACGCGGTTTTCTCTTACTGGTCAGTCTTTCAACAGCACTACCGTATGAGCAGTCATCGCGCAGAGTGTACACCCCGGCGTGGCCGAATTTTGGTCCGAACGTGTATCGGTACTTCTTGCACCACGCGTCCGAGCCCCCCCCCCCCCCCCCCCCCCCCCCCCCCCCCC